CCTTGACGTTAAGCGTATGCCTATCATCAATGTCTGAGAAAAAAGAGAAAGGATTGGCTCTGGTAATGCTACCAGCAAATGCACTCAGTACCCTTGTACCACTGACACGATCAGCCTCTATAGAGCTGACGATGTAGTTATTTAACAGACTGATAACCTGATTAGCATAGACTTGAATATATCCTTGTTGCTTTTCAACCTCAAAAATATAAAAATCCTGCTCACCATGTAGGTCATCAGCTGTCAAAAAGGTTTCCTCTTTCAGCAATTCCCACTTGGGATCCGATGTAGGAAAACGAAAGGTCAGTTGATAGGTATTGTTCCGTTCCTGGACGATTTCGTCATTGTAGGCCTCATTTAAAGGCGTATTGCCTTCAGTAAGATAAATCATAAAATATACCTCCAATTCGGCCGAACTGTGACCTTACGGACCGTGCCAGTAAAGACCAGACCGTTATTACCAACTGCCAACTCAAAGAAGCCTCCACGTTTTCGTAAAGTGTTTTGAACCGCTCCATCTGCATTGTAGATATTCTGTTTCTTATGCCTACAATCAATAGTCACTTTTCGTCTAATCGTCAAGTGCATGGTTGTCCGTCCGATAGTCAAAGAAATATCTCCTTCCCCTTCAATCTCAATCACAGGTTCACTATAGACAGAGCCTGGATTGTCGATATTGCCACTTGCAGTAAAAATCAGAGGTTCAACAGATTTCTGATAACGGAACGGTTGCATACTCAACTTGATTTCTAGTTTCCAGGCATGCATGCCATGAGGTTTGTATTTTGCACTGACGAAATCAGCATAAAATAAAGAGCCTAGCTGGTAGCTAAACTCTATCGTATTATCATTTGGTTGGAATCTCTCAACGATTTTAGATGGGTCTACCGTCCTTGGAAGGTAAAATGCAAATGTTCGTTCATAACTCTCATAAGCACCATCCAAGACACGGTAATTCCCGTTAACCCCAAATAGGGTAGCTGTTTCTGAAACTTTAGGTTTAGCAGCCTCTACCTCGCCAAAATCAGTCACAACACAGTTAGGAATGGTTGAAGTATTGAAACCATTGATAATCATGTATTCCATTAAATTCCCTCCCTAGCATAAATCGCACCTTGACGTTGGTAGACGCTCATTGAAATTTTATCAGCGTCCAGATAAGTATCTGACGGCTTTTCAAGGATAGCAGTAAGGATCTTCTCCATACTTGCTCTCAGAATCGCTATCTCAGACACGGTTTGACTGTCTTTTGCTTCGATTTGAGCGCTTGGCATAGCCAAACTTGCTTCAATATTTTTGGCAATAGTCGGTGTTCCACTCAAACCAAAATCATCGTTTGAAAATGTGTTTGAGATTTCGCCAGCCATTCCACTGACCGATTTCTTAACATCTTTGAAACGGTCTTGCAACCCGCTATTCAAACCTTGCATAATCGCATTACCAGCAGGAATCAAGAGCTTGCGGTCATACTCAATCGGACCTTTGTGATCACGAATCCAGCTAGCAATGCCGCCAACAAAGTCAGTAACTGCTCCCCAAGCAGACTTCAAACCGCCTAGGAATCCATCAAGGATAGCCTTACCTGCTGACCATAGGTCAATGTTTCGAATACCATCAAAGATACTCGTAACATTACTTACAAGATCACGAACACCTTGTTTCATGCTTTCCCAAGCATTTTTAGCTCCTTGTACCAGTCCATCAATCAGACCTAAGACGGTTGATTTCAAACCTTCCCAAGCACTGCTTGCGACAGATTTGATAGTGTCCCACAAACTAGATAGAAAACTCTTAAAGTTATTCCATAAATTTTGTGCCCCCTGAATCAATCCTGTAATCAGATTTGATATAGTTGATTTTATCCATTCCCAAGCTACTCCTGCTGCAGTTTTGATAGTTTCCCAAATTGTACCGAGAGTGGTGGAAAAGTTTTCAAAAACAGCAATACCATACCCTACGATAACATCCACGACTCCAGAGAAGTATGTTTTGATACCTTCCCAAATCATAGAGATACTATTTTTAATACCTTCCCAAATTAGAGAAAGATCAGCCCCCAGCTGGTTGAAGTTTCCTGTCACAAGGTCGATGATGATGAGAATAGCACCCAAGAAAATCGATTTGATGAATTCCCAAGCACCTTGGAAAATCATCTTAATCCCTTCCCAAATTTGGGTAAGACCATCTGAAATATTGTTCCAAATATTCATGAATCCATTTATGAATGGTTGAACAATAGCCATCACTGCTGTTGTGATAGCTGTCCATGCCACAGATGCTACCTCTTGAATCCTTACCCACAAGTCAGAAAAGAATGTTACAACAGCATTCCACATCGCCTTTAATGACTCAACGTAAAAATTCCAGGCTGTAACAACTCCATCCCACAATGTGCTAGCACCTTCAGAGATGCCAGACCAAAGGTTTACAAAGAAATCAGCAATCCCCTGCCAAGCCTGTTTGATCCAAGCTACAAAAGATGACCAAATTTGTCTACCTGTTTCAGTTTGAGTGAAGAAATAAACCAAACCTGCAGTTAGTCCTGCAATCGCTGCGATGGCAATTCCAATAGGATTGGCACTCATTACAGTAAATAGACCCGTGACTGCTGTTTTAATTGTCGTTAAGACAGCAGGTATTCCAGATAGCAATCCCGAGACTGTCGAAAATACTTTAAACGCTAAGAATGCAGAACCAAGAGCGATAACGATACTACCCATGATACTTCCTAGACCTTCGCCAAAGATTCCACTGAAAACACCCTTTATCCCTCCCAAAACAAGGGTAGGAATTTGTTTCAGAATGTTCCCAATCATTGGAATTAGGTTACCAAAAAGAAATGTTGATGTCGTTTCCATCAAAGCTTGTAGTGCAGGTTGAATATCTTCACCTAAAGACAACTTTCCAAGCACATTCTGAGCAGCTGATTTCATCGATTCAAATGAACCTGTAAATGTAGTTGCTGCCTCTCTCGCTGTCGTACCAGTGATATCCAAATTCTCTTGGATAGCGTGAATGGCGCTATAAACATCTGACAAGTTATTTATGTCGTACTTAACACCTGTCAATTTTTCTGCGTCAGCCAAAAGCCGTTGCATTTCTTGCTTCGTACCACCATACAGTACACATTCACTACAATTCGCTAAATTGTAGTCGTCTCTAAAGACTGCTCTACGTCACCATAGAGATTAGACTATCTCTTATGTATTAAATACATCCTAGCGCTTCGGCTCGCTTGAGCCTACTCTACTCCATTAAAAAACACCCTCTCGGATGCTTTTTCTGTTTCGATAGTCGTTACACTTTCCTATTTCTAGGCTTAGCACGGTATTGCCTAAGCTACTCTTAGGGTTTCACCGTTTTCACTAGGTTTATACTCGGCTATGGTTTTTCTACCGAGTTTCAAGTTGTCCAGCATGGTGTAGTTCTGCTTGGCAAAACCTTGATATGCCAACTGGATGCTTTCCATAGATGTCCCCATCTTGTTAGCATTATCCGACATATCAATCATGGCCATGTTTGCCGTTTCTGCTGCTTTATCTGTATCTCCACCAAGAGATTGTAGCAAGCTTGCTGAAAAACCTGTAACATTTTCCATATAAGCATTGGCTGAAAGACCTGTTGTCTTGTAGGCCTCATTTGCAAAACCTTTGACCTTATCAGCTGAGCCTTTAAACAATGTTTCGATACCGCCAAGCGATTGTTGGAGTGCTGCCCCTTCGTTTATCGATGCTCCGATTGCTTTACCAATTCCAGCTGCAGCAATAACTCCTGAAACAGCCCCCATCATTTTAGATCCGAGGGATTCGCCTGCGCTAACGCCAGCTGAGGCAACTTCACCACCCATTTCCTTTTGAATCATGCCACTAATGCCTTTAGCAGATGGAATGATTTGTACATAGGCTTTTCCTAATTCGGTCGCCACTAATCCTCACCTCCTGTTTTCGCAAGTAAAGCCTTGCGATAGTTTTCAAAGTCCTCACCAGATTCAAAGACGAGATAATCTTTCCCATCATTCTCACTCTTATCTCTCTTAATTAATTGATCCGCGATGGATGCAGGACGATTAACACCCTTTTGACCATCCTTGGTTTGTAACCACAAAGAAAGAGAAAGTCTGTCTACGATGCTTGCAAGTAAAGTCGTTTCCAGAGGGACGATTTGGTCAGACATAATCTGCTTTATCCGCGAATTATCACGCAACCCATACGCAAAAACAGCCACCTCATTTAAAGGTAGCTGTTTATAGTCGTATATCTGGTAAGTTTCCGCTAAATCACAGACAAGAGCATCCTCGTCTAAGGCAATCATCTGAGCAAGGACTAGGATTTTTTTAAGTCATTACTTTTATCAAAGATACTCTTAATATCTGCAAACAATACTTCAGAGTCCACGATTTCATCTTCATCCTCCAAATGTTTTAAAAACGCTAGTGCTTGTTCTTTACCAAATAGAAGATTTAAAAATGTTTCTGTTTCTTCAAGATCTTGCTTTTCAACTTTAGCGACAGATTTGAGAAGATAATAATTTCTCAATCGTTTTTTAGGGATTTTGTACTCAAACCCTGATTCCGTTTTTCCTTTTAAGATTTCTTCCATTTACTTTACGCTCCTTGAATGTATTCGTAGTGAGTATTTTCGTCTGTGTCTGGCAATGCTGTGATAGTCAATTCATAACCGATTGGTTCGCCATCTTTATAGCTGATTTCGCCAATTTCGCTAACCTTACCACGAGGGATGACAACGCGTTTCACATAGCCATTTTTCAGTAAAGTATCAATAACCAAGCTATGTTCTGGCAACTCTTTACCGTTTGCTTTCACGGTAATGCCAGTTTCAAGCGTTCCTGAAACATTATCTGGGCCATATACTTCTTTCAAGACTTCGATGTTAAGACCTTCAATCAATTTGTATTTGAAAGTGTCTTTCTTTTCAGTTTGAGAAGACAAGACTGTTTGTCCTCCCCAGGCCTTGACTTCTTCGCTTTCTGGCGAGTTCTCGTTGGTCAATCCATCTTCTGAAATGTACCCTAACGTTTTAAATGCAGCATCCAAGTCTGCTTTTGCATTTAGTGGTAGGTTTGTTCCAGCTGGTGCTGTAGAT